GGTAGGTCTTCCTTAGGGATAGTAGCGACACCACTCGTTCTCTATCTTACCTTTCGGTTTTAAGTCCTCTATCATATTGGGACCCGCAATAGTGTAACTGGATGGTCACATTTCTTACAGAGTTCCTATGGGTTATTCTTATTGTTCTTCCGAACTCAACCTGACAATCTACTTTGCCATGTCACCCTACCATTTTCCCTACGAAGTTATCCTCGGTACTTACGGTTTGGTGATATCCCACTTGTGTACTTGAGCTCCATCTCTGAAGCCGCAGTCCCCTCAACACAAGGGAGACCACTTTATCCTACTTTCGTAGTTTATTTAAGGACCATACACGGCCCATTATCGTTTATCAGATTAAATGTCTCATAATCAACCCTAAGGTTTCATAATCAACTACTGAATGGATAATCATTTTTTCAAAGAACGTATTGGTTTAGTCAATCAAACTAACCATTCGTTGACAATTCTCCTTTGAGATTTGTCTTCCACCCTCAACACCATCAACAAAAACCATTTTCTGAGTAATTTTTTTTACAGTTCCGAACAAAAGTCCTGTTTGACCGTTTTTGTTTCCGATGAACATAACTTTTGCACCTTCTGTAATTTCTTTACCTGTAACGTCTTTTGTTGTTGTCATTGTGTTAGTGTTAGTGTTTTTGTTTTACAAATTTACGACATTCATTTTTGTTTGTCAAGTTATTTGTGAACTTTTTTTTTCAATTTGACTACCGAGTATCTTTCATCACCTGTAAGTGTCAAATCTTTTACAAACTTACGGCAAATATTCTGTAGTATCAAATAAATATCAATTTTTTTTCAAAAAAAAAATATTTATAATTATGAATATAAAAATTGGTGATAAAATCATACCTGTAAGAATTGCAAAATCTGCGGCGAATATTGAAAGAGGTATGATGGATAAAACATTTACCAATTTTGGTGGGATGTTTTTCATACTTAAAAAAGATTACACATGTTTTTGGATGAAAAATTGTATAATCCCACTAGATATTATTTTTATAGATGAAAAATTTAGAATAATTGACATATTTGAAGATTGTCAACCTTGTGAAGAACATCAATGTGAACATTTCTGTTCAAGAGGTAAATACGTTTTAGAAGTTCCCGCAGGATTCTGTAGTAAAAATGAAATAGATTTAGGGTTAAAAATTAGACTTCTATATTAAAGAAACTGCCTTCATCAAGAAACCTAATGGGTCTTGTTTATCCTTATCACCAACTTCACTACTATTCGATGACGTTTGTGTTTCTGAATTTTCTGATGAATTAGAATCAATTTTAGAAAAGTCATCTTTCCAAGCTTCTTTACCTTCTTCAGTTTCTGCATATTTTTCGAATTCTTCACTAACTTTTTCTTCACCCATACTATTTGCAAGTTCTTCAGGTCCAACAAAATTACCCAAATTCATATAATCTAAAAAAGATGCCCAAGCCTTAGTTTTACCAATTAACATTGATAGTTGTGGGTTTCTCCACCATCCTAATTTTTTAAAAAACTTGGTAGCATTACCAAAGTTTTCAATACCAAAATCTCTGAAGTGTCTTCCGGCCTTATTATTTAATACCTTACCTAATTGTCCCGCTTCTTTAGCCGCAAGACCTTCAGCCTTACCAGCAATTTTCGCCCCAACCTTAACTTCTGCACTCGCTCCTTTAAATAAAGTAACCCATTGTTCAATTAATCTAAACAAACTACCAACCAATGGAATGTTCTTAGCCTTCTCCAACATACCTAATAATTTAGAACCCCAAGTTGGTGCTTCAGTAACTAATTTACCTAAAGCTCCACCCTCTTTAGTTGCAATACTTGCCATTTTAGTAGTATCCTTGGCTAAAGTGGCAGCTTTAAACGCTCCCATAGTACCTTTACCAACCTTTCCTAATAATAAAGGTTTAGCAATTAAATCACCAATATAAGGTACTGCAGATATTAATGATAATAATCCAAAAAACTTATCACCCTGTTTGAAATAAGAGATTCCATTAATTAAATCAACGATACCAGTAGGGTCGAATATACCCACAATATCTCCAATTGTATTATACCATTTTGCCTCACTTAATATTTTTTTACTATTAGGAGTTAGATACAACATACATTCAAAAACAAACTCTTTCTCTTCTCGTGAAAGGGTTGGCCATAAACTTTTTAGTTCATTAACACTTTGTTCTCGTCTTAATTCAGATTCTGTAATAAATTTAACTTTTGTCATTTTAAACTTAACAAATACTTTAATTTATTTATTTCACCCATTATTTCATCACGGATATTTAACAAATCAGAATCTCTCATTGAATCATATTTGTTACTTAAATCCATTAAAAAATCGTTAGTAATATTACAAAATTCCATTGGGTTTAATTCTTTTAAATCTGATAGTAACACACTAACTCCCCCTTGGAAATTTGGTCTTCCATGTTTACCCATACATACTTCAACAAACTTATCAATCAAATCATCTAAACTATCGTAGATACCTCCAAAAGCACTGTGTCTTGCAAATGATTTTGTTTGCCAATGGAAAATACGAAATTGATTCTGTATTGTCATTAATTCTATTATCTCTTGTTCCATAAATAAACTTTACTATAAATATACAGATAAATGAAAAACGGAGGTCATCGACCCCCGTTTTCAAATTCTAATTTTTGTTGTTTCTTTTGGTCAACAAACCCTTGTATCCTTTCTCTTGCAATATTTACATAATTTTCAGATAATTCAATACCAATCCATCGTCTATCTAAAATTTCCGCTGCCACACAACTTGTTCCACTACCATTGAATGGGTCTAATATAATATCATTCTTATATGAAAGAATTTTAATTGCCTTAGTTGGGATATCCATACTGAAAGTTGCTTTGGTCATTGGTCTTGAGTCATTCAAATACTTCCATTGTCCAAACACCAACTCCATAAAATCTTTCTTATCTTGTTCCTGATAAACAATCTTGGTCTTACCCTCTTCAGTTATAGTTGGTTCTCCTTTCCATTGTGGTTCACCCTTAACTTTCTTAATGTGGTGTTTTTTATAAGCAAGAACTATACATTCCTTTGGGTTATAGATATACGGACTCGACGGACTCATCCAACTACCCCACGCAGTTGTTTTACTTCTATGTGGACTATCCTCCTCCAAATCAACAACACCAAAGAACTTAAACCCAATCTCCTTCATAACCTGATAAACTTCAGATACAAAGAAAATCCTCCCACCCTTAGCTTGTCTATTAATCTCATAAGGAATATTCAAAGCAATTCTTCCATCATCTTTTAAAACCTTGTAAGCTTCAGTCATCCACTTACGAGTAAACTCCAAATACTCACTAATTTCCATATCATCATTATGAACATCGTAAGCAATGTTTACCCCATACGGTGGTGATGTAACAATTAAATCTATCGACCCTTCAGGCATTCCATTCATCACCTCAGCACAATCCCCAGTAACTACTTGGTTAATATAATTCTCTATCATTTATTTTCTAATGTTTTAATGTGATGTTGTAGATACCAAAGAGCCTTCTTTAAATCTTCCAACTCTTTCTCTTTGTGTTTTTTACCGGCTCGTGAGATATACTTAACAGTATTCCCTAAAGAAAAACCTAAGTCCCAAGCGTCAATAACTTTTATCGCTTCATACGGGTTTGAAACTCCCCCATAATGAGCGGGGTTATTAACCATTTCTTTTTCTAACATAATATCCTTTTCCATATTTACTTTCTTCGATTAATCCTTGTCCCATTAGTTCATCAATCTTATTCTGACTAATTTCTAATGGTAGTTTAAAGATATAATCAGAAATATAACTTATATGAATTGGACTTTCAAGTTTTGATAATAGTATTTCAGTTTTCGTTAAATTTTTTCTCATATATTTTGAATTTTTCTTTTACTTCCTGAGTTTCAAAAATAATACAATCCGCCTTTAAAAAATATCTAATGTTTTTTAAGTCCTGTTCAATTAACTCAATTTGTTTAGGACTGACTATTTTCTTATTAAATCCCATAATGGCAAAATTAATTAATATTTTTCATAGATACAATTTTTCTACTCTGAATTAAATAACTTAGTACTTTTCTTTTGAAGATTGGTAACAAAGTTGTTTTCATATTAAAATCATTTGTGTAAGTTAATTCAAACACTGGTTTTGAATTATCAACATATAATTCTAAATCACCTCTATCTCCTTCATATATATGTTTTATATCCATATGAGATTCTAATAGATTAGTTTTGGTTTGTTTAACCGAATATTTCCATAAATTCACATGTTGATTTTTAATTGAATAGAAAAATCCATTCTCGTAATCTAAATCAAAATTATTCTCATCCACTTTAATTGATATGGTCTCGTAAACTAAGTTCCAAACCGCTTTATTTATATTAAAATTTTAAATAGGTTTGGATAACCTTATTCAAATTATTTTATTAAATTTTTTAAATTAGAAACATGTTAAATTTGTAATATA